ATCAAGTGCGAACTCATCACTTTGGGGGACTTGGCCGTGGGGAGCAGAAGCAAAATAAACAGTATTATCTACAATATTATAATTACCACTCAGTTTGGTAATGGTTGTACCTATACCATGACTTTCTAATGTTGTTCCTAATTGTGATCGAAGAACAGTTAATTGACTACTACCAGCATATCCTACATGCACCACTTTCATAATTTCATCATCAATTTTAATCAAATCAGAAGAGAAAATAGATGTAAATCCAGTGACTCCTATTTGTTGCTCTAATAAAACATCAGTACTCAATCCACTAGTAATCTTAGTAGGAGCAACTGGAGCCTGAATCATATTATCAATAGCCATCAATGCCCGCTTATTGGGTTCAACAGTATTAATCGCATGAGTGGTTCCAATACCAACTGCAGTAAGCTCAAAAGTAGTTGGATACCTAGATAAAGCTTTTGATGCGGTATCAGTAAATTTCAGAGTACCCGATTCTTTTACAACAAAGAGATTCTTAGGAAGTTTTGTAGTTACACCGATACCACTAATATTAGTAGATGCTATACTAATAGCATTAGTAGTTGAAGTATCACTACCTGGATAATCATATGTTATCTTTTCACCAGTAATAAAGAAATGATCTCCCAAGAAAACAGCATTTGATGTTGTATCAACAACACTACTATCTGAACCATCAAAATTTCTCTTAAAGATATTTAAACCTTTATACTGTAAAGCAAAGGAATCTTTTACTCTTATTTTTGTTCCTGTATAAACGCCTACTTTACTATTAACAATACTATTATTCAGATTTATTTGACTAGAATAAGAATTATTGTCATAAGGGAAGCTATTAATAGCAAATAACCTAACATCTACATCAATACTTGCATTTGGAGTATAATTAAGATTAATATAATCTCCATCAGTAGAGATTCCTACTGTACCAATACCTGAACCAGAAAGTACATTTCCAAATTCAATCATTGATTCCGTTGAACTTGAATTCAAAACACAAACTTCAGCCATTTCATACTTATTATTAGTTGTATCTTCAACAGAAAGAATATAATAAGATGCATTAGTAGAACCAGCTCCAGCACTATAATAAGAAGATATTGCAACAGCTGAAGGGCTTCCAGAAGCAGCAATAGATGTATAACCTGATGAAACTACTCCTGAACTAAGTAATGTAGATCCAATAGATGTTTGTGTATCAGCTATAGAAACTGCAGAATAATTAGCTGTAAGAGCAACAGCTACATTAGGAACGAATTTAACCTCAACATTACCTCCACTAATAGAAGCACTATAAGTTCCAAATCCAACTCCAAAACTATTATCAGGAGTAGTATTACTTAAAGCTCCATATTCATTAACATAAACATTTGTGCCATCATGAATAATATTCAATTGACTTGCATAGAAATTATTACTAGTATCTTCAATCTGAACAAGTAAACTACTAGATCTATAGGATGTAGAAATAGCTGCTACTGTAGTTGTAGCGGATGCTGGAATATTTGTCTTTCCACTATAAATGCGAGATACATCACCCAAAGTCTGAATTCCAGTTGATGAATTATCATTGAGAATACTAAAAGAAATAGATGATATATCATAAGTATTGTATTCATACTTAACTGGACTAAATGTCAAATGCCAACCAGTAGATGTATTTAAAAAATCAAAATCACCCAACTCATCATATTGAGTATCATCCAAAGTGCCGGAAACAGTAAAATTATTTTGATGACCGTATTGGTTTATATAACCGAGTCCACCATACTGAAGAAGTGTTACAAGCCCAAATTGTCTTTCATCAGTATACTTATTATCTCTTACTAAAACTAGCGCTTTATTGAAGATTTCATTCTCTCCGAATACACCAGCTACACTAAATTTTTGACTACTTGCAAAACTACTAAAACTACTACTAAAATCATCAATACTTAATACACGATTTCCAACTGATTCAAAATAATCAGTAAGGATTCTAGTTTTAAAATCTATACTATTAGACACATATTGAGATCCAATTTGAATAATTCCTTCACTTACCAAATCAAAATCAGAATAACAATTAAGACTTGCCTTTCCAACCAAATGCGATACAATCTCTATTCCAGACCCACGAGTATCTACACGAACATTACGATTTTGAACAGGAGTATTGTCATCAGTCTGACTCACTACTTGAAAATCTGAATATAAATCAAAGCCAGCAGCATGCTCAAAGGAACCTACAGGATTCCCCCAAGAAGCCATAGAAACTTCAGATTTTAAAGAATATGAGAAATTTTGATAATATTCATTGTTAGGAAGTCTTTGGAGATCATCACTTAAAAATCCAGTGTTATTTTGCCATCCTTCAACAACAGTAGCTCCAGCCCCTGTAATAATTTCAGCATCAAAATCAATTTTACTCTTTATTTCTCCTTGAGTGTTGGAAGTTAGTCCCCTAATTACATCTCCAACCACCAATTCTTGAGATGTTGATACTTTCAATGTCTCAGAAAGAGCATTCCAACTCTCAACTTCGCCTTGTTGGAAGTTACTAATTACCTTTTCTCCAACTAAGAAATTATTTACTTTTAAAGTAGGATTAAAGGATGGAAAATCTTTTTGAGCAACCACTCTTCCGCTAGAATTGGAAGCATCCATTCTTCCTGGAGTTTGACCAACACCTATAAGGCCATCTAAACTATATTCAACCCATCCTCCAGTTCCACCAGCATTGGTTTGAACACCGGTAACGGCGAATAATTTATAATCATAATCTGAAGAATTATAACCAATTCCTGTACTATCAATTCCTACACTAATATTTTCAACTAAAATATTTTCTCCAATAGCATAATGGAAATCTGAATTATTAGCAAAAGTGGTATCAAAGGTGATCTTTACAATACTTGTAGATTGGGTCCAATCAACAGATAAAACTTTAGAACCATTGGTATTGTTTGTAGGAATAATTTGAGGAGGATAATTATACAATCCAGTAGTATTTCTAATAATACTAACTTGAGTATCCCCAAGATCATATTTTAACTCAACATCATCAACCTTTTTCTTAGTATAACTATCAATTACTACCAAAGAAGGAGCTAAAAGATAACCTACTCCCACAGAAGTAATACCAATATTTTCAAAAGATGCTAATGATTCTATTTTTACAATTTCGGGAAGATTTGCTACTGGTCTTAAAGTTCTATCAGTAGGATAATCCCATCCTATACAGTTAGCATTAAATTTATAATCTACAATATTACCTATATTTGTACTTTCGGTAAACAGAATAGCACCTGTTCCAAATCCACTTGTAACAGAAGCAATTCCAGGAAGATTCTTATAACCAGATCCAGCATTTAAAATCTTAAGTTTATTAATAGAACCATAAACTGTAGATGAATCCGTTTCATATACAGATACTGATGTAGGAGTAGATCCCACATCAACTGTTGAGGTATAATCTTTAGTTGGAGGTGTACCCAGATCATAGGTAAAGGTGTCTCCTGCAGCCCCTACAGTACCAACAGTATATTGACCATCATAACGACTTTTTACAACATTAATCTGATTATATGAATTTACAGTTTCGTCAACTATAATTTCACTCTTAGTGGCTGGAACTTGATCGAGATTATCTGGACTAAATTTATACCACAAATTGTTTGGAACATCATCCAAAACTGATAAAGTAAGTTGTGCTCCTGGCTTACCTACATCTATAGAAGATCTAGTAACAGCAAATCCAACATTTTTACCAGCAGTTACAAAATCTTGTGTAAATTTATCGTCAGAATACAATCCCATCCTAAAAGCGGATTTGTTTATATTACCACTTACATTAAAAGCCAATGAAGAATCTGAAAGATCGAATATAAGCTTATTATTTCTATTAATTTCAACTAAAGGATTAATCTTAGATAAAGTTCCATTTTCTATACTAGTAATATCAATAACTGATGGAACAGGTTCTGTGAGTTCGAATTTCTCAGAAACTAACTTAATCTTATCCCCAGTAAAAGGAAGAACATAATACAATCCACCATCTATAAGGCCTCCACAAGCAGAAGCAGCAGTATGAAGAACTTTATCACCTTTTTTAAAGGTATGTGATGTAATGCCAATAGTATTTTGAGTTATATCAATATTTGTAGATGTAAATCCAACGGGATCAAATATAATTCTTCTACTATTATTACTATAACTTACAGCTACAGATACAGTATCTGTAGGTTTTACAGATACTATAATTTTATCCCCACGATTTAATCCATGAGTAGATGCGGTAGATACTGTAGCCACAGTTCTATCAACTTGAGTAGTGACTGTATTAGTAAAAGAAGTTTTAAAGCTATGATAAGAACCTATTCCAATATCTGTAAAGAAGAAAAGACCTTTAGTTACTCCAATTCCAACATAATTAAGAGCATTTGGGTATGCACCAACTCCAATTGTAGTAGTTCCTATACCAACTTTATTAGTTGCAATTCCAATAAAATCTTTTGATAGTGGAGCAGCATAAAAGAATTCAAAAGCCGATAAAGCGGTAGTTCCAATACCAGTAGTACCGTTCCACCCAATAATAGATGATGTTCCATCATTAATATTATAATAAACTTTATCATTCAAATTTAATCCGTGATCAGGTATATAAAGATGTTGAGGTTTGACAAATATATTCGTAATACCTGCTCCAGGATTAACAATTGCCAGAGTATTTCCAATACCAATACCAGTTGTATTTCCAAGTCCGACAGATTCTACTGGATTAAAATAAAGTTCAGTATTTACAGGTAAAGATTTAGTGGTAGCAATAGATCCAACATTGATTGTAAATTTCCTAGGATCCTCAAATAAAACTTCTCCATTAAATGTACTCAATCCAGCAGTCCCATCTTGAGCTCTTAAAACACGAATTCTTTGAAGTTTTGTATCAACATTTAAAACCTTGACTCTTTCCGTCGCAATCCCTAAAATATCATTAGGACGAATAGCAGGAAATTCTAAATTACCATAAACATTAAAATAAGTTGTTAAACCTGTAGCCTCACTTGTTCCAATATCTTCTCTTAAAACAAGACTATCAGATCTAACTCCAACTTTATACGTACCATTAAATCCTTTAAAATATTGAGAGAGTCCGTCAACATTTACAATATCTTCCGATAACAAATTATGTGGTGTAGAAGTAAAACCAATAAATTCAGTTCTATTTGAACCATATCCAAATTCAACTAATGGAATTGAACTAGTCTCAGCACTTATAGTGGTGATATCTTTTCCACCCACCCTTTCAACTCTGGCACCAACATTTTTACCACCTGTTCCTACACTATCAAAAACCAAACGATCATCATATTGATAATCGTTTCCCCCACTAAAAATACCAATATTTTCCACATTACCTACAGACGATGCTGTGATATCAATACTCTGTTTTCTAATTCTATTAGAATTAAAAATATAATCATATCCACTAAGACTTTCATTAAGATTATAGTTCTTAGTATTTCTAAACCAGTCATTAGATTCGATATCATAATCAGATTGATTGGAAGATCCTAAGAAATTAAAATTATTAGGTTCTGATTGATAAGTATTACCAATAACATAGGGGAAAGCAGGCTTTTTATAATTGTTAAAAGGACCTCCCTCTGATAAAGATTCAGATAGAGAAGTAAAATAGGCATATACTCCTTTTGGAAAATCGGGAGTTACACAAAATCTTCCATTATGATCATCCAAATCCCCTTTACCTGTAAAAATATAATCTTCAACAAAAAATCCATCAACAAATGGCGGCCTATTATTGGGAGCATCTTTAAGTTCATATCCAGACATCATCTGTTTAACTGCACCACCTTCAACACCAGCATATCCATAAGGACCATAAATTGGGTTTCCATCATAAGCCCATCCTAAAATAGGCGAATGTTGAAGACTATCAACTTCTCTTCCATCTATTACAGTTAAATCTACAGTTCTCAGATCTGGAGATCCAAAAACTACATTTCCTGCCTCAGAAACTGAATAACTATGTCTCCTTAAAGCACGAGGTATATAAAGACATCCATATTGAAGAGAACTATTAGTAATATTATTAGTTAAAAATCCATCATCCGATTTAATAAGGCCTAAAGAATTTCCATCATTATAATTCTTCTGGAATAAATCAACATTCCATCTTTTACTATTCACAATTATAGTAGCTTGTCCTTCAGATGCATCAACATCCGGTACTGCTTCTACCTTAATAATCGTCGTGTCGAGAGTGAATCCTATTCCACCATTAATTATTTTTACATCAGTAATCACCCCATCAGTTATAATTGGAGTAAGTCTTGCATTTTTTCCTTCCGGACTTTCAACTATTAAATCTGGAGGAGAATTATATTCTGTTCCTCCGTTTCTAATAATAATACCTACAATTTCTCCATTACCAATTATTGGTTGAAGTTGAGCATTTTTTCCACTCTTAAAAGTAATAACTGGCTGTCTATTAAAATTCAAAACTTCAGAAGCACCATAACCAATTCCACCAGAAGTTATATCAACAGAATCAATAGATCCTCTAAAAATAGGTTGAACCTTACAATTAAAATCTTGACCGTCACCACTTGTAGTACCAATTCCCACTACACCTTTAACTTCAACTGTAATTGGCTCATAATTAAAAGAACCATCTCCAGTAGCAGCATAACCAACAATAATATCATTATCATAATAATAACGAGAAGATGTATTTCCTGATCCTACTAGACTTAAAGAAAAATTATCATTATCAATTTTTTTAACATAATATTTTGCAGTTGTAGAAAGTTCTCCAAGTGGATTTGAACCGGCACTATATTGAACAATTTCTCCACTCAAATATCCATGATTTTTAATGTAAATTCTATTATTGGATGTCTTAACTTCGACAATACTTCTCTGCTTATTTTGATACCCAGATCCAGAATTACTAACAATAATATTAGAAACAATCCTTTTCCTAGAGAATGATCGAATCTTTTGAACTCCAGATCCATAAGAAGTTATATTAATAGTACCAATACCAAGTGTTGCATCACTAAGAGTATCATGTAATTTAATATTATAATTATCTACTTTTTGCACATAATAAGTTGCGTCAGTAGAAAGACCTCCCACTCCTGTCAATCCCAATGATTGATAAATTACTTTTTCTAATGAACTAAACTTGTGAAAAGTAGAAAATCCTATAGTATCATTAGCAATATTAAGATCGGGTGAAGTTTTGCCTACACCAACAGTTCCTTGAGCAACAAATGATGATGAATGAATAATAGAAGCCATATTAACTTCTGCACTGGCTCCTTGGCCATTACCACCCCCAATTTCAATAGAAGGTGTGCCAATGTAATCTAGACCAGAATCAATAATATTAATTCTTTCTAATTGACCCTTAACAGCACAAATACCAGTAGCTCCTGTTCCTGTATTGGAAACTCCAAAAATATTATCATCAATATGGAACAGGGGAGGATTTATAACATCATATCCCCAACCCCCTTTTCCAACAACAACAGATTCAATAGGACCATAAAAAACATTATCTGATGATTTATAATTAATTACTTCTACACCATTATTCAATATACCTATATGTCCTGGATCTGTCTTATAAACTCCTCCTTTACGGGAAGGGCTGGATATATTTCTATAAATTGGTTGAGGAATAAATTCTTTTTGATAAAATTGGGAGTAAGTAAAGAACGTATTAGTTACGATTCCAACAAAATTTACAAAACTACCAGCAAATAAATCTGATCTACTTCTAGAGATTTTAATATTTTGACCATCAACTCTTCTTACATAATAAACACTAGATGGTAAAATACCTTGTCCATCATCATCTGTGTAATTAAGATTGCTATAAACGTCAAGACTTAAAGTAGATGTACTAATTCCTGGATTATAAAAAATAGCATCACCCGTATAAAATCCATGATCAACACTTCTAGTTAATTGTAACGTATCATTATAACCAGTACCCGTAGCATCATACGGAGATCCACTATAAACAAGAGCCTTAGTATATGGATTAGTAGGAATATCTTGACCACTATCATCAACATATTTTGGAATAGAATTAGTAGCTACTAAAACATCACCATCAAATTTTGCATAAGCATTTAATATATTTGCATTATAATCATTTATTACTGGAGTAAGAGTCAGTCCAAAAACAGTTGAAAATCCGGGTCCAGCCCCTTCCAATTCATAACCCCTAAAACTAGAAAAACCAGTTATTTCTGTAGATCCAGACCAATCTGAATCAACCTTTAAAAGATCTTTTTGTATTTTATAGTAAAGATTTGGTGATGATATATCTACATTATCACTACATTTAATCCTAAATGTAAAATTAGAATTGATAAGAATAACAGTACCACCAACAGGAGACGTATCATTAGTTGTGATAGTAATTTTATCTCCAGGCAAAAATGTCTGAATCGCATGTGTATCAACCTCATAAGTTGATACATCAACGGCCCTAATAGCTTTAACATCCCAATACGGCTGGTTATTAACCCACCACGCAGAATCTTGGACACCTGAAGCTTCTATACCCAAAGATTGAACTTTAATGGTATCTTTGGCATTATAACGATATGTTTTACTATCTAATTTTAAACTTTTTAAAGTATTTGTAACTCTAACTTTAATTTGTGTTGAAGTATTAATTCCAACGTATGCATATGCATAGTCATCTAAACTAATATCACTCTTTTTATTACATAAACTAATTGATATCGTAATTCCTGTAACATTAAGAAATTGATTTACAGTTTTACCACTATATCCTAAAGTAACTACATCCCCATTAACATCTTTTACAACAAGATATCCTGTATCGGGAAATCCAACTGTTGAATCTACATCAATAATATTATTATTACTCGTACTATCATAAATTATATCTGTTAATAATTTAGTTTTTGGATTGGGTTTAAAATCATCAACTGCAGCAGATTCTTCTATAATATCAAGACTAACTTGATAATATTGACTATCATGCTCTGGTTCTACAAATTCAGCGGTAGTAGAGCCAGCTCCTACCTTAGAATTATATAAAACTTTTCTTACATTAGCAACAGATCCCTTCGCTCCAGTAGAATCTTGAAAAAGAGTTAAATTATTTAATTCTAAAGGATCTCCTTGAAAAGATTCGACTACAATGTCTTTGGTTACTTTATAATCAGCATCTGAAGGACGGAAAAGAAATTTACTAGGATGAACTATCTCTACATCTTTCCCATATAAACTTTGGAATAATATTTTAAAGGAAGAATCAGTACCTTTCGAGCTATAAAAACTATCAACACCGTAAATAAAATTTCTCTTATCTAATCCAGGATAGAGAGTTCTATCATCAAATCCTGGAGTAAATTGAGCTTTAATCTTTTTAAAGAACTCCTGTAAAAATATAATATTTAAATTATAAATTACATCTCCTTTATTATGTGGAGATGCAGAAGAAGTAGAAAATACTAATTCTTCTGGATTATTAATATTAGTAAAAGAGGTAATACCACAGAATCCTCTTGTGCAATTTACAAATTGTGTACTAGTCTTATATTCATAAGTAATGATTTCATCATTAATTTGAATAATACCATTAGTTTCTGGAAATCCTTCAGTATAACATCCATCATTTTCCAAATATCTAACATCACTTATTAAAACCCCACCAGTAGTCGTAGTAATACCAGTTGCGCCTGGTTGCGCAGTTGAAATGATATTGGATGTAAATCCAATATCCTCTTCAAGAAGTGTAGAACTAGTTAAATTATATAATTGATCAACTTTTACGTATTGATCTATATTTTGAAGCAAATCATATGTTCCTCCTTGATGTTCTTGAGAAACATAATACTGCTCCATAAAATCAGAAAGAAGAGGAAAATCCTCTCTAACAAATCTAGGAAGTTGACTTGCAACAATATCCTGGAATTTAACTCTATCGACGGCCATTCTGTATTATCTTATAAGTGATGTGGATGAATAACTAGAAGTTACTATATAATTACTACCAGAAACGTCATTTCCAGAAGCAATTTCATCAGATACCATATTAATGGTAAGGTTGTTAGCATCTAATTGTAAAAAGAGATCTTGTAATCCTATTACATCATTAGAATAAGGATTTACAGATATTTCAATAAGAGAAAGATCATTACGAAATACATTTGTAGAAATAATCTTCAATGGATTTAACATAATTTCACCCCTACTATAGTCAATGGTTCCAATACTTCTCTTCACAATTACAGGCTGTGTTGGAGAATCTAATTTAAATAAGAAAATAGTACCTGTAATAAGATCCTCATTAGGAAGATCTCCAAGATAAACAATATCACTAATACCACTCACTTTAAATCCAGAAGATTTAATATTATATCCATCTTCGGATCTAATGTAGAATCGATTTCCATAACAAAGTTCATACTCAGCAAATTGGTTTAATGTAACTTTTAGATCCCTTCTCATATTTACCGTAGTAATATTAGAAGTTATTGATTTATCACTATTATCGATAACATTAAGGAATTTGCTGTACTTAAATCTAGCCCCAAACTTATTTAACTCACTAGAATTAGAGTAATGTGCGACATTGTTTGAAACTACAGTTTTTGCATACTCTGTTGAAGATGTTAAATTTGGATTATAATAAACAGTACTATTGGTTTCTACATACAAATATTTCAAATCAACAATTTCGGCAGTAATACCAGCAACAGCATACTTTTTCAATTCATTTTTGATATTTTGTTTAATTGAAGTGGAAAGGTAGACTCCATTATAAGGTTTAACACTAATAAAAACTCTTCCAAAAGAAGGAGGACTCAATTCTTCTCCACCATAAGCTGAAACTGATTCTGTTTCTGGATAAATTTTAGGAAGAAGAGCTTCATAATCAGCTGATGTTACTGCTCTATTCTGAGAAGCATAAATTCTAGGAGCATACTTTTTAATAGAATCAATAGATTCAATTTCTTTTCCACCATAAGAAGATTGATTTGTTGCAACAACAGAAACACCTGCAGTAACAGTATCTCCATTATTGTTTACTAAAGTTCCAGAATAACTAACACGTCCTATGTTATTTCCTGCACTACCATGAGAAATAATATAATCAACAGAGATATATTCATTCTCTTCTAAAGCCACTCCAAAAGTTCCATCACCAAATAATAATTCATATCTCTCATTATCAGTTTCTTGAATAAAGTAAATACGAGATTGTGAATCTATGCCTATCAAACTATCAAACTGATTGAATTTCTTGAAGGCAGATGAAGTACTATTATTATATACTTTCACTCTAAGAATTGAAGTATCTATTCCTTCATTCGAAAGAATAAATCTTTGATAAGGAGTTCTAGAACTATTTGTGAAGGTTTGTTTAATATGTGTACCTTCATAAATGTCAATATCATAAAATTGTGCTAGTCCATCAGATCTTACGGGAACAGTAATATCATCTGGTATACAGAAAGAATAAGGCACTTTCTCAAATCCTTGACCTCCTATTGCAACCAAACCAGCTTTGAGTGTTAATGATGATGCGGTTGTATTAGATGCATCTACATTAAAAGATATGTTAGCTTTGGCTGATTTTCTCGATCTGGGCACATACCCTATATTCCTCGCCAGAGACACCACATTCTCTCTGAGAGTGGCAGAATCAATGAACACCTCATTAGTAGCCATGTTGGCATTATATGAGGCAATATAAGTATTATAAGCTAATGTGTCTATAATTGTCGATAAGTTTGACCCTTCAAAATCATAATCAGTGAAGTTGGAATTCGCTTTCAGATAATTCTGAATAGAGAACTTTATTTGGTCAAAATCGACGTTGCTAAAATTTACTAAAGGCATTTACCTAGTGGGCAATAACGCAAAGGTGAGTTCTTGTTGTGGTACATCAATACCAATAATATAATAAGTAATAGTTACATTAAATGCATGTTCATCATAATTTGCTTCACATTTAACACTATTTAATTCAATACGTGGCTCATAATTTTCTAATGTAGTTCTAATTTCACTTTTAATAGCAGATGAAGTTAAATTATCAAAATTTTCAAATAACAAATTACTAACATTAGAACCCAAAACAGGAGCGAAAGGACGCTCGCCAGGAAGGGTCATAATCAAATTTCTAACTGATCTTGCAATAGCATTCTCATTTCTCAATGCAATTAAGTCGTAATTAATCGGATTTATTTGAAAAGTAGCACTTATATCTTTAAATCCTTGACTAACGCGTTGTACCGGCACTTAATTACAGTTAATACTGGCTTTATTTATCAACCTAAAGGCAAAGTTCTGCCATCATACTCAAATAGTGGGGTAGAATCGTTCTTTTTATCAACAAATTCCTCTACAGATGGTAATTCCTCAAATAATTCACTTTCCTTAGAGTTTTTTCGAGCAGGAGTAAATTTATCATTAGAGATCTCCCGTAAAAAGTCTTGATTTTCCATAATTTTCCTTAATTTCACTACTATTTACCATATAAAGCATAAAAAAACCCCTCCAAAATGGAGAGGAAGGAGATTTTTCTATTTTCCTTGGCCGCGAGACTTCTTTTTCTTATTATTTCTACTAGTTGCAACAAATTTGGTATGTTTCCCTTGACCCTGGCGGGTTTTTTTGGGTATCGACTCCACATAATCTGTGCCCATTAATGATCTTTTAATTTTTGACATTAAATGATCCTCATTTTCTCATGTCCTACCCTAATTCTAGGATCACACCATATTTCAAATCCAGCATCCATAGCATCTAGACAGAAACTAACATCTTCACCACACATATCTTGTACTGCACCAGATTCAAATACTTGCATCTTAGGAGCAAACCAAGGATACTTCATCTCTGGATGTTCAAATACACCCTTTTTAATCATAACCCAACCAAAACCAGTATAATCTACAGTAAAAGGCTTCTTCCTTTGACTAATAGAATCTACCATCTCATGATTCATGACTCCACCATTCTGACGGAAGTCATCTTCATCTAACCAATGTGCAACTGATGTAGTCTTACCATCTTCTGTACTATACCAACCAGCTGCAATCCTTCTCTCTTTACTTTCATCAACACTATTAGTTACTACATCATTACCTTCTTCATCTTGTGTAGTAGTATCAACAATAGCCTCTGCTGGTAATGCCATATCAGCTAATTGCCAAAACTTCTGACTATCAAAAATAATATCACTATCAATCCATAACTGATAATCATATTGTAACTTACCATCCCAAGGAATCTGATCAGGACCACGTAATACATTAGCTCCTAGACACTTACATCTAGCAAAGTTAACCATAGAAGAATAATCTTGACTAATTTGAATACTCATTTGGTTCTGAACTAAATCAAAACACAATTGTACAAAATTCTTCAAGAACATATACGAAACACCACGTCCTGGCAAACAAAATACAATTGCCTTACCCCTCCAACGTGCTTTAATAGCATCTATATCCCATTCAGGTTCCTCAGTTTTCTTTGATTTAGGGCTAGAAGCCTTAACTGTAAATCCTTTAGCCATTAATTAGAACTCCATTTCAACAATATTTTAACAGTTTATTTAGAAGATGTCAACTCATATTTAATCTAAAATAGTAGTAATAACCATACTCTTATTTTGATTTGTGATTATATATTAGAAAAATTATAATCCCAATTGCTAACCAAAAAGTAAAGTCCATATACATTAGATTAATACTACCTACTACAATAGAACCTACAATTACCCAGAATATAAACTTAGGTATAGCTAACAAACAATTAATCATTATGAAGAGAAGAGAAAAGAATTAATAAGAGACCTTTTTTACCTGGGAAAAATTTTTGATGTTTTTTTATATACAACTCGCTTTGTCACCTCTGTAGGTTAGGGACTTATTGGTTTTTTATAATCGCTTCGCAATCCCTTTACTTTATATAATAATCTAATTATACTGTCATTTCACTGTTACTGTCAACCCCCATTGCCACACTATGTAATAAGGCAGGGAGAGCATCACACCCGCCCTCACTGTTACTCTGAGCCCCCTAGGCACTGTTACTCGGAGCACCCTAGGCACTGTTACTCGGAGCACCCTGAGCACTGGAAGCACTCAGAGTCCCCTGGGCACCCTTAGGCACCCGAAATACTCAGGGCACTTGGAGCACCCTGAGCACTGGAAGCACTTAGAGCACTGTTACTCAGAGCACTGTATCTTGTACTTCTACGATATCATCGAGCACTGCTATAATGTCATTACCATTGTTAGCATTTTCAAGAAGAAATAGGGCGAAGGTCTTAGACATTTTGGTCTGTGTTTGTTTGACTCTCTTAATATAACAGACCTCAGGGGGTTTGTGTGGAATTGTGTGCCACTTTGTTGACTGTCTCCTTAAGTATAAAGAACTGTCCCTACACTAATATACACTTACCCACTGTAATCCTATAATGGTTTGGGTGTGCTGTCAAGAGAACTTATAAGAACTGTGACATATAAGAAATTGAAATATTACCATAATTTATAAGTTTGGGTGGGGGGATTTGGAAATAAAATTGTATTCCCCCTTGACGATTGTAGTCCTTATGTGTTACAATCTTAGATAACAAGACCTCAGACCATTTATAAGTTAAGGGAGACAATAAGAGTAGACCATTTATAAGCACTGAGAGACAATAAGATCAGACATTAACTCCCTCCTATGAGTATTAGGGAGGCATTGTGTAACC